TAGGGCCGGGTGGCTTCCAGAAGCTATCAAGGCTGGGATGTCCGCTCGGCATTACTTAGTTAACGGCGTTAAGTTCTACTTTGTTAAGTCTCCGGATGTGGCTAGACTATCTCATTTGTTTTCCAAGATGTACAGAGAGAACGTCTTCTTATATCACTCGGATGACTCTGCGATCGCTCTGACTTGCACAGATGGCATGTTCTGGGCTAACCTGGACATTTCGTCTTGTGATACAAGTCAGGGGCCCTCGGTTTTCCAATTTCTTTATCTATTTTGTCCTGATGAATTTTTACCTGTGATGTCGCTTCTTGTCGAACAGTGTGCACAAACTTGTAAGGTCGGTCATGGAAGGTCTAGGTTGCTTTTTAAGCCACGTCGTTATTTTGAGTATTCTGGTTCGCTCCTTACCACACTTTTGAATTGTGTTGCGTCATTTACCATTGGTAGGGCTATAGTTGGAGGTTGGAAGGGTGGTTCACGAGCTGATGCCTTAGCGCACGTCAATGGAGCTCTCTCGACCTGTGGCTGGAACGTCACTTGTGAAGTTGAAGAGAGATTTTCAGGGATTCAGTTTTTGAAGCATAGTCCAGCTTTCACAACCGATGGAGATGTTTGTGCGGTCACAAATCTGGGTGTGATACTACGAGCCTTGGGCCAGAAGACCGGGAATCTTCCCAAGGGTGACTTATATGAGCAAGCCAGACTTTTCAATTCTGGCTTAGTTGCAGGTTTTGTACATTGTGGTAACACCAGACTTTTGCGTGTTTTGCAAGAAAAATTTTCGTTGAGTGCAGTTGTTCGTCATGGGTCTAACATTACTAAGTTCCATACCGGAGGGAGCTTATCCCTGGTTAATGACGATACTGTTATTGAACGCTACGGAATGACACCCGGAGCGTACCAGGAGTTGTTGGATCTATTGTGCGTATCGGAGATTGGCGATCTTATAGATTGTCAGGCTTCGCGTTCCATATTGCTTAGAGACTATGGTCTCTGAGCCTTTGTGGCTTGCCGTAACCACATCGTACCGGATCCTTGTAAGATCGGACAAAATCCTTGTGAGAAGGTGATCGCCGTGCCGGTGGACTGGTGCTGGAAGCCAGTTTTCCCGTCACGGTGTTTCTCGTTGTACCACGTGGGCTAAATTCCAGTGAACTCCCACCCAAG